GCAGCAGCGGCTGAAAGCGCGCCACCATGGCTGTCTGCCCAATCCTTGCCCATCGCGTCGATGAGCGCGTCGTAAAGGTGGTTTTCGGCGCGGACATAAGCGCGCGGATCGGCGCAGGTCTCAAACGGACCCATGCGCAGGATCGAGGACATAAGCCCGTCGATCTGTTCGAACTGGTGGAGCGTGATCTGCATTTTCATTTCCTCATCTTCTTTCGATGACACCTTGTCGCATGGAAAAAATTTTCACGCAAGCCTAAAAATGCGGTTGACGAAAAAAAATATCTATGGGATGGATTGGGTGTCAAACAAAGGAGTGATTGAAATGAGCAAGGTTGAATGGGGAAACTGGATTATTGTAGATGGTAAAAGGCCCAAATGGCTATTGCCGTCAGATGAAATTACAATCCTATGGAAAAACGGTATAACTTCAGAAGATGGAGGATGGGATGTTGCCGATATTGATCGCCAAACCGATTTGGGCGAAAATGAATTGACATGGAGCTATGTTTCCTCAATCTGCCTTCCCGCCGATCATTGGTGTTATCAGCAACAGACAATCGAAACAAACGATTATGGCGACTATCAAGCATTGCGTGATGTTTTGGACGAAGCCTATGAGCAAGCCGCAAACGGCAAAGGTAAGGAGCGCCACTCCAACGGCAACGCATGGCTAAATCAGCCTATCTTTGAAATTGGCCGCATGGTCGGCATTGGCTTTAACACAGGGCAGGCAATCAAGAAATTGCAGGAAAGCACACGGATGACGCCTGATGCAGCAGTGCGCGAATTGCTCGGCGCAATCGTTTACGCCGCAAGTGCAATCCAGCTTATTCGGGAAACAGCGCCACTCAAGAACAATGAAACGGAGAGTGCAGAATGAAGCCGCCTAAAGACCTTGAGAAAATGCGCCGTGAACTTGGAGGCGCTCGCCATATAGCAAAGCACTATGGCGTTGGCGTAAAGCGCGTTAGGTCATGGTTTATCGAAAAAGGGATGCCGGTAAAGCTGAAAACGCGGATCGCTCCACCGCCAAAAGATTTCAAGGAAAAATATAAAAACATGACACGGGAAGAACTGCAAAAACATTACAATGTTGGTAGAAAATCAATATCAACATGGGTTAAGGAATTGGGCCTTAAGACTAAAAGCGCTCCACCACCACCAAGAAACAAGCGACCTGTGCCAGATGGATTTAAGGCCGTAGCGTCGACAATGACGATGAATGATCTTTGCGCTCATTATGGAGCGGGATTTTCAACTGTTAAGCGGTGGATCGCTGAAACAGGACTTCCTAAGCGGAAATGGGTAAATTTTGGAGCGCCAAAAGCGCAGCCTATTCCCCCGGCAAAAGATGACCATGAACACCATCGGGCCGTCAATTATCTCCGCAAATTTATGGCAGTTTCACCATGCGATGAACAAGGAAAGTATCAGGAAAATGGATCGCATTATCGCATAGGCTATAGCGTTTTTACGCATCAAGAAGTCATTGATCGGGCACAAAGCCACCAAGAACGCGCTATGAGGAAGATTTTTGCATCTTCCAAAGCCGCTTGATTTGATCCTCTAATATCGGTCTCACAGTAACAGGCGCGCGGTCAATAGCTGCGCGCCTATTTTCTTTTGGCATTTTTAATATGCCATTTGCAGCGCTATAAATTGGAAACATAGCCCAACTACGGATGGATTTGGGCGCGTCATCCCATGTAACGCGCCCTTCCATCAAGTCAGCCAATTGCTCGGATGGTAGTTTATTGTTCATAAACTTCCTGCGATACATTTTCTTTAATGATATTTCGCATATCAAATTTATCCCAAACATCAGCCCAATCACCGCGCGTTGCGGCCTTGGAATACTCGGTTGCGCGTGCCTCGAAAAAGTTAGCGTGCTCAACGCCATTCAGCATCGGCACAAGCCAGGGCAAGGGATGATCTTTAATGCCATAAACAATCGGCAGGCCAAGCTGTTTTAGTCTCCAGTCTGCGATGTATCGGATGTATTGCTTAATGTCGCCAGCGTCCATGCCTTGAACGCCACCTTGTTCGAAAGCTAGATCAATAAATTCATCTTCCAGTCTTACAGTGGTTTGACATGCATCAATAATGTCATCTTTGACCGATTGCGTTAGGCATTGCCGCTCATGTGTAAATGCATGGAATAACTTGATGATGCCTTCACAGTGCAGGCTTTCATCACGGATTGACCATGTAACGATCTGCCCCATGCCTTTCATCTTGTTGAAGCGCGGGAAGTTCATCAGCATGGCAAAGCTGGCGAATAGTTGCAGTCCCTCGGTGAAGCCACCAAACATGGCGAGGGTGCGGGCAATATCCTCGTCCGTATCGACGCCGAACTGTTGAAGATAATCGTGCTTGTCTTTTAGAGCCTTATATTTCAGAAACATGCCATATTCGCTTTCTGGCATTCCAACCGTATCCAGCAAGTGAGAATATGCGGCAATATGGACGGTCTCCATATTCGAGAACGCAGCAAGCATCATCTTGATTTCTGTTGGTTTAAAGACGCGACTGTAATTTTCGTGGTAACAATTCCCAACCTCAATATCTGCCTGCGTGAAAAACCGGAATATCTGTGTCAGAAGGTTTTTTTCATGGTCGGGTAGATTGCTATTCCAGTCTTTAATATCCTCTGAAAGAGGTACTTCTTCCGGCAACCAGTGAACTTGCTGCTGGCGTTTCCAAAACTCATAGGCCCAAGGATATTCGAATGGTTTATAGGTTTTGCGATATTCAATAAGTGGCATGGTTATTCGTAATCCTCAGGATGAACCATCTCTAAAATGTCCCCATTTCGAGATGCGTAAATTTCAACAGTCCAAAAAACATCCCCGCAATATTGACATTCGCGCCTGCGGCAATTTGTCTTTCTGTGCTTTCTGGTCTCAAGTGTTTTAATCATGCCATGCGAACAGACTGGGCATTTCAAACCCTCTCCATCACCATGTTTTCTGCCCATGCTAAATTCTCTTAAACACAAATCCAACGCGGTCGGATTTAGTCTCGCCAAAAATAGCCATCAACTCCCATCCGTCTGCCATCATTGCATCAAGTGCGGTTGGCAAATGGCTTGGATTGATTGTCAGGCCCCGTGCGTATGCATAATACTCGCCTTTGATAAGTTCCCCAAAACGATGATCCTGCAATTCAGGCGGTTGTGATAGGTCAGTCATTTTCTACAATCTCCATCCTCTTTGCGGGCTCAACATGCACTTGCCCTAAAGCGCCGGGGCTGATGTTTTCCAGAACAAGACCTTCTGGCGTGAATGTTGATGAATAATATCCAACAACGATTGCGTGCCACTCTGGCCCCGATTTCTTGCGGACCTGTGTTCCTAGTGGAAAGTCTGGATTGTTCATGGTTGCAATTCCTTCCATTCTTCAAAAGCATCCCAAGCCGCTTCTGCGCCTAGCGCAACGCAAGCGAAGCAACCTGCGTTTTGCGCGGCTTCAAGGTATTCTTTCTGGCCATCCTGCCATTTTGATTGCGTAATGTCTTTTCGCTTCATTTCGCACACAAAGGCGGGGTTGCCGGGAATGATTATGTCCGATGCGCCGGGCGACATACCCTCGGCCTTGTGCTTGATTATGGCCTTAAATTGTCCACCACGCAACTGCCCTTCATTTCGAGGATGCACTGCCAATATTCCCCATGTATCAGGATATTCTCTGCGCAACCGCGAAAAGAAAGACGCTTGATCCACATGTTCAAGGTGGCACTTTCCGCGCCATTTAACGTCGCCGTATATGGGGACGGGGGAGGATTGAGGTGTCATTTTCTAACCAATCGTGGCCGCGCGTCGATCACATTATCAGAATTTTTGATAAGTCTATTTCGAGTAAGGCCATCAAGATCCCTCATTTGCTTTGCAATAGTAATTTCCCGCTTCTTCCTCTCGTCATCATCACTCACGCCGCATACCTCCTCAATTTCTCAGTTTCCTTTATAACCACATCCGGCAATTCTTCGTCATCGGCAGGACGGTTATATGCCAGAACTCGCCAAAACTGGCTGTCAGGCTCGCGGACATATGACACGGTTTTAGGATCTCCGCCAGTCTCTTGCCACCTATCCCACTGCGCCTTTGCCTTTGCGTTAGTTGGTTCCGGCATTAGCCAGATTGAAAACTGCCGATACTCGGTCACGAAGTCAACGCGCAATGTTTTGTTTCCGCGCTGACTAACGCTCTCGCTGGTGGCAAGCGAAACAATCCGTTCCGTCTGAGGTATCGTCGGGTCTTTCTTGCGTGCCTTAAATTCCGCGATCAGCTTGTCGTTAGGGTTTACGATCTCAGCCTTGCAGACATAGCAATAGCGCGCCGCAATGTCGTTCTTTTCGCCGCACGCTTCACAATCCTTGCCTGTCCAACGATAGTTGCAGCGATCATATTCGCCTTTTGGCCCTGTTCGGACCATGCCAAAACAGCGCCGTCCATAATGCGCAGGCATTGGGCCATAATCTGTCAAGATTTGCTCACCAAACACATCTAGGCAATAGCCATGCTTGTCGCGCTGAAAATCTGCATTTTCAGGGTTTAAGCTAAATTCGTTGATATATTTGCATTCAGGGCATTCTGCCTCAATCGGAATACCCGGACCACTTGCCTTTTTGGCCTTTATCTGTGGATTGTATATGTCCCCATCTGGGAAATGCTTGTCCACGTTGCCCGCGTAGTCCAACCATAGGCATTTAGGCTTATCGGGATGCAACCGCCATGCACGGCCTAAAATCTGCGTGAGCAATGCGGCGCTTTCGATATGGCGCAGTGTGGCAATCAATACCGTGTGGTCTACGTCAAAACCAGTGGTTAGCTGACCAACGCTAACAATATGACGTATTTTCTGCGTGCGATATGCCTTAACCACTTCATCGCCATCGGCGGAGTGCCCACACAAGATGCTGGCGTTGCCGGTCATCATGGCGCTATTATGTTGAGGCAAGCTGGCATAGATTTCTTCCGCGTGCTTCACCGTGGCCGCAAAATACATGATGCCGCCAGTTAATCCGCGCGATTGATATTGCGCGATAACATCCGCCACCGCTCCCGCCGTCTTGCGGCCATGCCCTTCAAACGCGCGTTCGACTTCCTCGTGGTTAATCATGCCATTGGGCAGAATAACCTTGCTTACGTCATAGCTTTCGGCATTAATCTCACCGACTTCCATCGGCGTGATAAACTTTTCCTCAAGCATTTCACTAGGAGGCACGCGATAAACGCATTTAACAAAATACGGATCTCGCGTTGTATCCTCGCCATTTGATTTACCGTCCGGCCCAATCTGATAGATATATCCAGAGCCTAAGCGATACGGCGTGCCGGTAAATCCAAAAACACGAAGGTTGGGATTGGCTAGGCGCATTTCTTCAATGATGGCACGAATTGTCGGTGTTATCCCGTGGCATTCGTCAACTAGAACGCCGACATAGCGATTTTCCCCTGTTCGCGTGAACCGACTAATGCTGTTTTTAACCGTCAATGGCGTTGCAAAAACAACTGGATGGCGCGTTGATTTGTTACCAGCACTTGCCGAAAATACAGATGCATATTCGCCAGTTAGCAGGAATTTTTCAAGGTTCTGCTTCACCAGCTTGCTGTTCGGTTGAAGGCATAGGACGCGACCACCTCCGCTAATTTCACGGAGCCATCGTGCTAACTCTGCCACCATGAATGATTTACCAGCCGCTGGGCTTGCGTCGATGATTGCAGGATCAATGCTTGAACGCAACCAGTCTTTTGCGGCGTCGGTGGCGCGGGATTGGTACGGGCGAAGGTTGAAGGTCATGCCATGCTCTCCGCGATATAACGGATGCAGCTACCGTTATAATCCGACACCACAAAGCGCGCACCGTTGTTGCGGGCGATACGTGCCGTGCGCCCGTATCCGCAGCAGAAGTCGCCGATCACCCCGGCGCGGCAAAGAAACTTTGCCCATTCGCCGCAATCGCCTTTTTCGATAACTTCCATGCTCCAGCCAAGCGCTAACATTCGCTCACCATTTAGGCTAATTGGCGCAACGCTATCTGGATCAAGGCGCTTAACGGCATGAGCACCCGTGATGATTACAGCAGGGACGCTCAGAAACTCAATGCTTGATCGGACTGCATCAAGAAAATCATTATAAGAGCGACCGCCAAACCCGGCGCGTTGCTCAAAAACGTCAAACCCTTTACGCCATGGCAATTCTGAATAGATCGCTCGACAATTTAGGAACTCTGTCGGCAACAATCCATCGAATAAATCATGCCGGATCGCCAAACCATCCTCAAATGCAACCCTGTCAAGTGGCGCTAGGCGAAAAGGTTCCGGCGCGAGCGCGGTGTGGTATCCATCATACTTGCCCATCTAACAAACTTCCTTGTTCCAGCTTTTTCTTTTCAGCTTCTGCTTTTTTTATCAGCTTGTAGCGAACCCAAGCCTCTGATTTCGGCTGAGTAAACCCAAGACCCTTGCAAAACCAATCGTTTCGCAGAAGGCACTTGCACATGCGACGCCATGACGGTGCCCAGCTATTTGCCTCCAACTCTGGAGGTGCCTCGTCTGGAATAACCGCATACCCACGACGCCGCCACCCCTTCATAAAACGCTTGAAGTTGGCAATGTAGTGGTCGCGCGTTGGCGCTGGCATACTCTGCAATAGTAGGTTCGCAAATGACTTCCAAGTGTGACCGGGCGGCAACTTGATCTTGTTCACACCGGTAATGTTTCCGCTATCCTGCGAGTAAAGCGAGCCGCCGTTAACGCCGTTAACCCGCGCAATCAGCTTAGGCCATGTTTGCGGCTCGATGATATGATAAAGCCATAGCCCCTTACGCTGGTCGTCTCCGTATGGCTGGCAAAGACGCTGCTGACTGAGCGGAACCCCAGCCATATGCATCTTGTCATAGATTGGGTTGTGCGTCAGTTCTGGATACTTCGCATGGAACCGCCAGATATCCTCCGACTTCCAATCGTATAGCGGATACACGTTATAAGTTTCGCCAACAACGCGCGTTGTCCATCGCCAGCCATTCAGCATCGCGCCATGTTTTTGATAAACAGCAACCGACATATAGCGGTTCAAGCTCTCCTGTGCACGGATGCCGACAAAGCCAGCGGTTGGCTTTCCTTGTCCATACCATTCGCCAAATAACGTTACAATTTCCTCAAATTCCATTCCGGGCTGGAACCACGGGTAAAAGCCTGGGTCAGTGATAGCCTCTTTCGGTGGCTGACGAACCCAAACATCTTCCTTACCCGGCTCCCACGCGGTCCAGCGCGGTTCATAGTTCGTAACCGCGTTGCGGAGCAAAATGGGGAGGCACATCCAATGCAGATCAATGTGGTCGCGATACATTTCCACGGTTTCGCGAACATGCTGCACTGTGGCCATGTATTGCGCCTCAAGGTCGCTAATCATCACACCAACCTTGCGACCGCGTTTAATTGCTTCCTCCATGACAAGGTGAAGCATGACAGTGCTATCCTTGCCTCCAGAGAACGCGACATAGGCGCGTTCCGTGCTATCAAATGTAAGCGCAATCCGCTTGCGTGCCGCAATAAGCACGTTTTCGCTTCGGTAAATCTTTCCCATTAGTAAATATCCGCCTGCCGACTTGGTTTTGCTTGCTCCATTGTCACCGCATCACGTCCGTTTTGGGTAAGCCATTTATTCAGATATTCTAGCGCAGTCTCATTTGCGATTCTCTTTTGCTCATCGGTCAAGATGTTGAAGCCTCCGCAATATACGCTGGGCAATCCATGAGCATAGCACGCCGCCGCCTGTCCGAGGTAGGCAATCCGGTTCATTGCGTTATTTGTAAGATAATGCTCGCAGCTATGCTTCCATTCCGAAATCACGCCGTCAAGCGCCCTACGGAATGCATCATCATCAGCAAGGAAGCGCGCATACATGGTTTCGCATTCATCCTTGCTGCGCCCCGGCCATCCGGTCGCATAGAAGCCGTTAGCGTAGCACTCCCACTTTTCATAGGGATGGAAAATGCGGCTAGGATCGCTCGTGTTCGACGTGCGCACCTCTACGTCGCTATCATCAAAATCGTCTGATAGCTCCGCAAAATCAGCAACTGACGTGTCATCATCAACGTCCCACGATTGCGAAAACTCGGTGTCGGCGAACAACTCAGCAAGCCCGCTAATCTGACACAGGCGCAAAACCTCATCTGCATCCATACCAAGATTTTTGGCGATCTTTTCGTTTGTCCAATTCCGCTTTTTCAGTTCGATCACAATGTCAGACATAGCCTGAACGCTATGCTTGCCGCGCGCGCGGTTATGGCGGATTGTCGACGCCATGCGGTCGCTTTGGTCGGTTTGCGTCTGGCGAATTGCTACGGTCGGCAAATAACCATGAACGCGCTTTTGAATGCTTGGCATTTCCTTACCGACGCGATGTCGGTGGAAGCCGTCCACAACTTCGTAACCACCATTTCCGTCTGGCATAGTCACGATAGGCTGGGTGTAGCCGTCGGCATCAATCGAAAGGCGCAGCAATTCCATTTCTGGCGGAGCGACGCTATTCGGGTTATACTGGTTTGCATAGACCGCCGTATTTTTCACCCACCGAACAAAGTCTGTTGGCTCGGTCTTAAACGGGCTATAGCTGTGAATGAGTTCACGCATCCGGTTGATTGCGTCAACCAGCGCGTCGCCTTCCAGCTTTTCCAGTTCAGCAGAGATTGCTTCGTCAGCTTTTTTCATTTCAATCCCCAATATTCTGTTGGTTTTCCACGCCATTTTTCCAAATCAGCATCAGGGCATAGCGCCTTGATCGCCTTTGCATAGCTAACCGCGCCAGCCTTGCGCGTCAATGTCAATTTGCGTCCGGCGAAGTCCGCGTTCCGCTCGCCCGCCACGCGCACCATGTCCGCCAGCAAGTCTTTCTTGCGTTCGGTAGCCAATTCGATTTGCTCGCATAGTTCTTCATATTCCCGCACCATCCTTGCGGCCTCTGGCGTGTCGATTGTCACGCGCTTGGGCTGTAAGTGATCCGGGTTGTCCAATTCCGAAAGGTATTCGGCATAAAATTGGCGAAGGCGGGGGATGTTTTTATCTTGCCAATCAGGGCATGGCGTAACATCAACATGATAAAAATCATTCGGTTGCCATTGGGCAAAGTGCCAGCCTTCCCATCCTGTTACCCAGAGCGAGAACTGGATTTGATCTTCATAATGCGGCTGCGCCCACAATGGCTTAAACTCGCCGCCATCCCGCAGGCTGAACGGGCATTTCGTTTCAAGCCCCCAGCCATCACTACACAATCCGTCCGGCGTGCATCCCGCCCAATCCTCTCGCATGATAAATTCAGACTTGGAGACGGTTAGGCCCGTCTCCATCTGAAAATCGAGGATCGCATTCGGCTCGTTTGCGTTGCCATAGTCTGTTGCGATGTTGCCAGTAAACTCTGGCTCTGCACCATGATAGTCCCGGACCATCCGACGCATTGCGTCGTCGCGGGTCATCCACGGATTGTTACCAAGGATGGCCCCGACCATACTTGCGGTTACACGGCCTTTGCGCTTGGGAGAGAGGGTCATCAATAAACCCCTTTTGCAATACCAAGTGCAATTTGTGCGATGATGTCATCCGCCTGAATTCGCTTTCCGCTTGCGCGCGCCTTAATGCGGCGATTTATCAAATCGCTCAGGTTATTGACAATTTTTTGCCTAATTTCGATTTCATCCTCACTCACTTCCGAGCCTCCCAAATCAATTCTCGGTCAATATCGACCATTGCCATCATGTCTGCGATGCTTTTTGCTTCCTCCATATTCCCGGCATAAATCGCTCGGTATAGATCGCGGCGGAAGTCGGTTTCTCGGTGCGAGTTATCTTGCTCTGGAATTAGATCGCAACACGCGGCATCGTATCCTTCATCGTAGCCGTCATCTTTTCCAGCATCCACGCCAGCGTCGTATCCAGCATCATACCCACAATCTCGCGAGATACTCAAAGCATCATCAATAGCATCCTCCAAATCCTCAATGCTTTCAAATTCTTGCAACTCTCCATCAATTCTCACCTTCATCTCACTTCCTCCTTAAATCCGCAACGGCATTACAATTCCAGTAAATGACAAACCGGGCTTTTGCGATGTTGGCCGAAAAACAATCGGGGTGCTTTGATCCGCTTGCTCAACCGTCACGCTATCAGCATCAAGCGCCGTCAAGACTTGCGACAGGTAATCCGCATTGACGCCAAACTCAAAGCCTTCAGAACAATCAGCTTGGATTTCCTCCTCTGCCTCAAATCCGGCGGTTCCTTCAATCCGCACATGCAAGGCATTGTCGCCCTTGCGGATACGCAGCTTCCGCTCCTTAGCATCAGACGCCACACGCACGCGCTTTACAGCACCGGCTAGTTCATCGCTATCTACTGCCCATGCCTCACATGGTCCGGGGATTACGCGGCGATAATCAGGGAATGTGCCATCAATTACCTTCCCGGTGATCGTAACATCGCCGCACGAAAATTGCATCTTGCGATCATCCCAAGCCAATTCGCACTCACCATCAAAGGATTGAATGCTTTTCAGGAATGGCGTTGCGGCAATCACGTTAGGGCCATTAAATTCCATGTCAGTTTCAATCAGGGCCAGAATTTGTCCTGTCGTGGCAACAAATGATCCATCATTGACAAAAACACCGCAAAGATGATGGCGCGTTGGGTTAACATCAGCAGCCCAAATCGTGCGGTCGATGATCTTTGACAATTCAGCACCATCAAATGTTATCGGCTCGCAAAGATCACTAACTGGCATTGTCTGAAAATCATCAGCAGGCAATGCCGGGGCAGACCACTTTGAGCGGCCAGATTTAACCGTCAGGATTGATCCATCAAGATCCATCGTTATGTCTTTGCTGGCGACATTAGCCATTTGAGAAAGGCGCTTCGCATCAACGCAGCATGAGAATGGCGTATCAGCAAAGCATTCCAGAACTTGCCGATATTCAATATCGAGATTGGTTGTCGTGATGGTTAACTTGTCGTTTTCAGCAGCAAGTTTAACCATTGCCAAAATGGGGATGGTATTGCGGCTTTCCACGATCTTCTCTGCACGCGAAAGAGCCTTTGCCAATGCGGCATTGTTGATTTTCAACATTTTAATTCCCTATGGTTTGCGTTTTGTGGCTTATTGCTGACTTTGTAACTTGCGATGCCTTTATGGCCTTTACTGCCTTTATGGCTTATTCGCCAAGCAACTCCACATTCCGCGCATCGGTCCAAACCTCGAAAAAATCACCGTCAAGCGTGATAGCCAGAACCTTGACGCTGTTTTCCTGCCCAAGTTGCGTGACGATCCCCGGCTTACCGATATGGTCGCCGCCCATAAGATCAAGCTGCTTTGGTTTGCCATTTCCGGTAAAACGAACTTCGTCGCCAACCTCAAATTCATTATCGCCGTAGCGATTGTCATATTCCGCCGCGATAAGCTGCATTTCGTTTTCAGGCGTCAGCTTTACTTCGCGGGTTTCAGTTACTCGGATAGTAGTCATTTTATCGGTCCTATTAAAATAATGTTTTGGCATATGTCCGCACCCGATATGCCAGCGAGCTAACAATGGCTACAACGCCAGAGCGGAATTAAAACGGAATATCGTCATCATCATCCATAGCTGGAACTGATTTAGGCTTTGGCTTTACCGCCTCGCTCAATTCCTTTGTTCCCTTTGGCCAATAATCAGCATACCAGTTAAAAGGCTCGTCCTTTGATCCATCGGCCTTTGGCTTTGGAACCATCAGCATAACTTGCACGATAACCTGCTTGCCTGTGAAAGCAAGCGCAATATCATCAGCATCTGGTTTACCGCCATTGCGAGCCAACTTTCCTCCGCAAGCGGCATCTAGCTTGACAAAGCGACGCATATCATTGTTGCGCTTTTTCTTTGGATCTGGCGCGTGCGGATTATCGTCAAAAATCCAATATTTCGCAAACAGTTTGCGGTTAGCATAGCCTTCCGGCTTCAAAACCGTAAACGTCGCCTCGGCATAGCGATTGCCGTCCTTTTCACTAATTCCCGCGCTATCTACAACTGCCAAAACCTTTGTCTTGTCAGGCAGCGGCTCAAAACTGCTCGTAGGAAGATCGGCCTCTGCGTCGGTTTTACGCAAATCCTCGCCGTCTACATTCCACCAATCAGACATTATTTATACTCCTGTGTGATAAACTCTTTAATGTTAATTGCGGGCTGAGTTCCTGTGGCCTGCCAATAACAGGCATCAGCCAACATTGCGATCTTGACAATTTCAATTGGATCGGAAGACAATATGGCCTTATCAGAAAGAGAATGGGCAATTTTCAACCAAAGCGTCCGCGTATATCGACATACGTCGTCTTCTGTGAAGTCTTCTTCCATTAATTATCCTCCGAATAATACCCAACCAATTCGCACAATTCCTCGATAAATTCATATGCGCTTTGGATGATTTTATCTCGCTGATAAATGCTTTCCGCACAGGAAATGCCGTTATCGTCAATAAATCGCTCAATGATCTTTAGGGCTTGCTTGCCCATCGCGTCACGTGTCATCAATATTTCTTCCCATTTTTACCAGCACGGTTCTCAAGCTTATGATCCGCTCGCTGCTGATTTACGCGGTTTTTCTCGATCAACGCACCAGCAACATCAAGCCCCATTGCGGCGGCAGTGTCAAGTATGCGGATGATACAATCGGCAAATTCCACCTCCACACCATTACGATGGGGCAACTTGTCGTCCATCAAGCCCCTGCGATCAGCCTCAAGCGCTTCGCTCAATTCGGAGTGCATGAGCGCAACTACCTCGCCAAAATTGCGCTCGATTGGCTCACCGGTCGATGGATCACTATACCATCCTGCATCGGTTGCGGTTTTGTGAGCAATGTATTGCGCCCACTGCAAACCATCGTAAGCGCTACGCTCTTCCGTAGTCATTGCATTAGGCTTCATTCCACATCCTCGCCTTCCCGCTCACCTGTATCAACTTCCTCTTCTTCCACAGGTTTACGCTTACGCGCCTTTTGCGCCTTGAAATAATCCGCGATAGGATTGGATCCTTCGGGGAAATCAAGCGGCTCGGTGATACCGAAACCATTCTTTGTTACGCTGGCAGCCGTAGCATGGCAAACCAATTCACGGTCACCGGTGCTGATGACCTTTTTCCGCTCTTCCTCACTGCCGCGAAGGAATGATGTTAGGCGCACATGGCCGACGAAATCAACGCTATCGACATAATGCGCGATGCTATTGGCGTTCTTAGCCTGGGTAAGCCGAAGCGAATAGCGCATATAGTCGTCGGTATCCGGCAGACGCATTGTCTCAAGATCGGCGTGGACAATAAACGTAATCGCCATGTTCTTTCGCTCGTTTAGCAATCCAGCAGCCTTGCGAACGCGGCCATGCATATTGGCAACCGCCGCATATCCAGCGCCATATCCGCCATGTGCTGTTGCGATACTTGATGCCGGTTGACCGTTCTTACCACCATTTGCGATCACTTCTGCCACAAAAATTGCATCGGCGGCGCTGGCGCTATCAAAGATCAAATCGGTATAGTCATGATCTTCGTTCAGCAACCACAAAAGCTGATCGAAAATATCTTTTGCCGTGCGGCATGGCGGGAAAGCATCCGGCATTTCCAGCTTTTTCGACTGGCGCAAAACACCATCTTCGGCGCGGATAACGATTGGGTTTTTAGCCATTGCCGTTGCAAGACTATTCTTGCCGGTGCCAGCATCGCCAAAGATCGTAATGATCGGCGGACGAGGCTGCGGCTTTTCGATTTTTAGGGTCATGCAAATGTCTCCATAAAATGCTTTTCTGATACAGAAATTACATTATCATAATTCCGGCCATTTTCAGAAAATTTAACGCGATATAACGCAACGCCATTCGTAATGGCCATAAGCATTATGGGCAGCTTGTCCTTTTTCCTTTCGTGAGTTTTCTTGAATGGTTGCTTTTGAATTTTAGGATCACTCATTTTATTTCCTTTTTCCTTATGCCTTATGCCTTATGCCTGCTTAATCAACTCCAACGCCTGATCTTCGCTAAAACCTTCGGAAAGATAAGCGCGATATAGCGTCATTCTGGCATGGGCAATGTCCGCCGAATTAGCGGCCAACTCCATCCATGATTCCGCAAATCGCGCAAAAATCTCTTTAATTGTGGGCATTTCAGCCATTATTGCTTACCCCTCAAAATGCGCGCCATCTTACGGCCAATGCTTGCGGCTTTAGGCGTCAATGCTGCAATTGCCCGATCCCGACGATCAAGCAGAATTTCAATTTCTTCATGCGCGTCAAGTAGCAAATTATCAGTCAATTTCAAATCAGCTTCCAATTTTTTCACGTTATCACTGTAAATCAACATGGCGATAATGAAGCCAATTCCAGCACCAACTGCCAGAACGCCGATCAAAACAAGATAGCTCATTGGTTATTCTCCTGCCAATCGATAAATTCCTGAACAACATTCAATTCACTGGGCCAAAATCCCGGATTTTCACGAGCAAACCTCTCTAGAAGAGTTTCTTCCGCAAGCAAACCCAATTTTTCAAGTGTTGGAATATCCAAGCCATCTTCATAGGCTTCGGTGCGGGTGATGGGATTGATGTAAACGGCATCTACTTTGGTTTTGCGGCGATAACCGATGATGTCCGAGCATCTGCTTTGGTTACTCCATTCCGGCTGGTCATCATACCTACAGGGTAGCATTCTGCCAATTCTCATCAAGCAGTCACCACCATCCCAATCATCCGGCGCACTTTCACCGCCATGCCAATATGTGAAGCCTTTCGATGTGGCGAGATAGTAGGGATGATCCGCTGGAAGCATGATTGCGACAACGCTATCTTCCCATCCATGAACACAATCGACTGGAGTATCAAGATTATCCCATCTCAATCCATGCCTCCAAACAATTCCGATTTTTTCATCATCGCCAAGCCAATCAGGGCGCTTTCCATCAATCTTGATTTCAGGTCCAAGCTGCATTTCAATTTCCTTTCATCAGGCAAAATGCCTACAAACAAACTACACAAACAAAATCCCATTGCAAGCGATTTATCCATCGCCAACATATTTTATTTTCTCCATCCCCTTTTTGCTAACAGACACAACCTCAAGCAATCCAGCGTCTTTCATAGATTGAACAATAGCGTCAATTTCCTCGCGTTTACGGCGTGGAATGCGGTTGTAAATCACGCCCATGGTTTCACCATCGCCGCTTGCAAGGTTAGCAATGCGTGCCTTCAAAGCCACATCTGGGGCGGTAGTTTCTTTTTCATTCACCATGACCATCCGCGCCTTTTCTCCAACATCGCGGCGGATCAATTCAAATGCCCAACGCACATGTTCCGCAGTCCTAACGCGGGTTGCGGCAGCCAGAATAAAGCTAACCTTTGCAACAAGCTCGTATGATCCAAGGTAAAGCGCCTCAAGGCCGCTTGATGACTTATGCGCAATAGCCTGATCCTCGAACCATATCAGCGCATCCTCTAGCATCTTGTCGGCTTCGTCATCGGTCACAACGTCGATAACATCGTCATCGCTATATTCAATGCGCCCGCCAGACGTTCTTTCGCCTCCAGCAATTGCCATAATCTGCATTTGCAGCCCTAGTGGCATATCGGGAGCCTTAAAGCCCTTCGTCTGCTTTGAGCGCGGTGCTGTGTCCGGCTCACTGAACAGCAATGATCGGCCAATAAAGCCATTGGTCGCCATGTCGAAATCAACAATCTCGTTGAACGTCTCGGCGGTAGTAAACCCAATTAGCGACAAGAATGGATTTTTCAGCCCAGGCTCTGGCGAATTAAGCATCCCCGTCACATAGGCTATCCTATCCTCGATCCATTGTTCGCCGCTATCGTCTTTTTCAAGCCGCGCCAATTCAGCCTTAAAATCCGCACGCATAGCGCGCATCAAGTCGCCGCTAAGTGGCATATAACCGCTGGCCTTGGAGTATGCTGACATCAATACGCCGATTACAGCCTCAAGGTAGGATGCGCCTCCATTGCCTTTTTGGGCATTGCGGATCTTGCGTAGGGTAAAACCAACCTCGTCAATCGCATAAAAAGCCGGTTGATGGTCAATTAGGTTTCTAACGATTTCCTGTTCAGATTTAATGTTGCCATGCATTGCGGCAGATAGGCTCGCAGTCCGCAAAACTTGTGTGAGGCTCTGAAAAAGCCCTTCCTTGCCTGTTCGCGATCCAGCGATGCAAACCACAAACAAGTTTGCCGTGACGCCATCCCGAACGTCGCGGTAATGATTACCCATGATGCACGACATTGCATAAATTGATGTTGCCACTGACAGTCGCTGCCTCGGCCTACGGTTTCTACTTTCCATCCATTCCGCCAGCACGCCAGTTGCACCGGGCGGCTGCGTCAAGTCAACGCCAGCAACCGAAAACGGCATGGTCTTGCTGGTGTCATCGCTCGGCGCAGCTTCCGGCTTGCCATTAAACACGGATACCACATCACCGCCAGCAACGGCCAGATCGTTAAAATCATCATGCGGCGCAGGAGGCGCATAAACGGGAACACCTAGTTCCTCGCTTAATTCCAGCATTGCCTCAAGTGCATTGCGGTCAGATGCAATAACGACTTCCTGCCCGCGTGCGTGCAATTCTCGGACAATATCAATCACGCCGGACTTGCTAAACGCCACAACAATGCGATCAGGGATGGCGTCATAAATGCTGGCTGCTGTTGCGAAACCTTCGCAGACGATAGACCGGCCAAGGAATATGCCAAAATTAAGGCGGCCACCTTTCATCGGTGCGTCTTTTTGGAATAACTTTGCACCATCCGGTGCAATCGTTTGCACCGACTGGATTTCGCCTTGTGCATCGTAAACGGGCAAAAGTAGGTTATCGCCTTCCTGCCTTGCCATTCCCGGCCCTATTTCTTTTCGGACAAGATAGCCATTGGCCCGCGATGCAGGCTTTGCGGCCTCCCATCGCCTTTGCTCTTTGGCTATTGCTTCCCGGCGATCTGCATCCTTTTGGCGTGCAGTTGTCCATTGCGGCCACAAAATCCACAACGTCGCCATGCCAGCCACAACCGAAGCAATGCGCGTTGTCATCGTAAACTTGGAATGACGGTGTTTTTTCACCATGAAAGGGGCATAAACCTTGCTTTTTTCGATTGAGTTTTACCGCCTTCCCAATAACATCCTGAATGTTCACTCGCGCCTTAATGGCGGTCCAATCGTATTTTGTCATTACCCACCCAAAACATTGCGAATAAATTCTACATCTGATTGATCTGCGCCGGGGTATGATCGGATTTTTAAGTCGGCGTGTATCAAGGCTTCCCGCAACCGCTCGATTTCGTCGGCGGCTTCATCTGCAATAGGACTATCTCCACGGATAGCATGATGTCGCAACCGTTCAACAATGTCCATCATCAATCCTCCACTAGCGCTGCATAGATCATGGTTTGCCATGCGGCGTCGAGTTGGTGTTGGGTGGTCATTTGCGATCCCTAAGTGCCATAACGACCATGGCTCCGGTGAGATATACCGATGAGTCCGGATGACCTATCAGTAGCAAGGCTATTCCGCCAATGCCCAGAACGCCATAAGCGAAGATCGGTGCAATGCGGTCGAAGCGGCTCATGTATTGCGCTCCAGAAATTGTCTTACAAGATACGGAACGTCGTCAATCTTCTCGTTCTGCCTGCCATTGTAGCGGCTCACGATTTTTGCGCAGCGCTCCAGTGTTTCCACCGCATCCAAAAACGCCGCCTCCAGATCAGGTACGCGGGCAATGCGGCGGGCGTTAGGAATTTGGTGCACATATTGCGGTCCGGTTATATCCGCAAGAACAAAAATATCCCCGCATATAGAAACATCACACACATCTTGGCTATGTCTGGCGTTTTCTCGCACACGCCAAGGCCCACCCGTCCCAGCCTCGCGGTCCCGCTTTATATCTTCGATGTTGATGGTCATTTGCTTTCCTTCCTACATTCAATTTTCGCCAGAATATTCCGCGCTTTCTCAACCATGTTAGCAAGCATTCCAGCGCCGATTTCACCGGCAGCAGGGTTAAGTCGCGCCACCATCTCGCAGAGATCAGCCAATTCAGGCGCAGCCGCAAAAACATCTGGCCCATAGCTGCCGAAGTAGCCGCTGAAATTTACATATTTGTCATCGAAACATTCTCCGGGAGCGGTTCCCTCAATTCGGTATTGGTGCGGATAACCAATGCTGCTCGGTATAACTTTAATCGTCATCTTCAATCCTCCTGTTCGACAATTCGGAAAGCCTGCGCATATCGGCGGGCCATCTTGGCAAGGGTTTTATCGCAATCGCCAGCACCTTCAACCATGCCAAGCAATGCGCTTCCAAGCGCCCTACGGCGATCATCTTTCGGTGTTGTGCGGAAAAAATCGAGTTCAAATTTCAGTTCGTTTTCCATTTTCCAATTCCTTTTTGATTATCTTGCCAGCTTTTTTGCGGCGCGATGTTCAGCAATTTCCTTGGCGGCTTCGAGCGAATAATAGCGGCCAGAGCATCCTTGCACAACGTAATATTCCACGATCATTCCGTTACTGCCCTTCAGGAATGAAGCATCAATCATAACGCCTTTGTGGCGGATATGGGCTTTTGGGCGGTTTGCCTTGATGTTCATTTCCAATTCCTTTTGGCTTTCCGTTGAATCCACCTTAGCAAAATCGGAGATTGCCGCAAGCCTAAATCGTCATGGGAGGGCAAATTATTTGCTAAACTAGGTTGGTAATTTTATTTCAACGCTGGGGGAGTGGTTTTGTAATATTGTTGCGCGGTGAGTTTTTAATATACATGGGGCGCTGAAAAATACGCTAAAATAATGAGGCTGAATTATGTGTTTTTTCCTTATGCGCCAATGACTTAGGGCTAACGTACATCATTTACAATATAATCGTCCTAAAGGCAATGAAAAGGAATTTCAGGAGGTACAAAAAAATGAGGGTCTCTTTAGAGGGGTTTGGAGAGAGAATGAGAGATGAGCAATCTCTCTTGTATATCTGTATATCTGTATATTCTATACAACAAAACGTGAACAAGCCTAGTTTCCTGCGGCTTTCGAGTATGAATGTTTCGTACAACATTTTTCAGATTGCCATGTATTTGTTGTACGTTAGAAAATTTGGCCAGAAGGCTTGACATTGCTCTCAGAATGGATATTTGAATAGCTTGTTCAATAAAAAGGCGACTGATGATGAAAATTGAGAAGTCAATTCCGATACCGGCAAAATCAAAGGCTGGTCGGCCATCCATCTATCCATTTGGTAAAATGGAAATTGAAGATAGTCTTTTCTTCGATGGGCAGGATACGCAAGGCAGAGCAGCGTTAGCTGCAAGGGCATATGCAAGAAACCACGACGTCAAGTTTATTGCTCGGACTGAAGGAACGGGCGTTAGAATTTGGAGAACGGCCTAGTTGCCTTTTCAGGTGGGATAGGGTATTGAGGGGTTATGGCAGGCGGTAGACCAACAGATTATTCAGATGAACTCGCGGAGCGGGTGTGCGAGGCCATTGCCTGCATTTATGGGCTTTATGATCGCAATGGCAATTTGCGTTATATCGGTAAAGCTAATAATCCAGATAAACGCCTAGCAAGCCATATGCGGGATGCCCGGCGCAGAAGGACCCCTCTCTATGACTGGATTAATAAGCACGGAAAACCGGAGATGCGCGTCATTGAGTCCGGCTGCAAGGATTGGCGTGAGGCTGAAAAGCGCCTAATTGGCGAAGCAAGGTCGCGCGGGGACATGTTGCTAAATGTGGCAAGCGGTGGTGATGAACCTCACTGCCCGGCAGACGTGCGGAAAGCAAATGGATCTAAACTTGCTAATGCTGTTAGATTAGATCCCAAAATGAAGTTTATGCGAGAGGCTAAACGAACTCTTACCCAAGCCGTAAACAAGGGCTGGGCAGACGACAATCTGAGGTTTAAAATGCGCCTACTTGCGGCAAAAATGCCAGATGTTTTTGGGGAGTGGAGGCATATGCCCGACAGGAATGCAAATGTCTGATCTAACTCCAAAGCAGGAAGCGTTCTCGCGAGCATATGTAGAGACAGGAAATGCCAGCGAAGCGTATCGGCGCGCTTACAACGCAGAAAACATGAAGCCAACTACCATCGCGGTTAAGGCTTGCCTCCTAGTCCAACAGGATAAGATAAGGGCAAGGATTGAGGCGTTGCAAGGGGAGACTATGGATCGGCACCAGATGACGGTTGACGCTATTGCTGATTTGCTAATGGATGACCGGGACTTTGCTCGTGCGCGCGGCTCGGCTGCGGCTGGCGTATCCGCAACTATGGGGCTTGCCAAACTCTATGGGCTGATGACTGACAAGCACGATTTGCAATCAAGTGACGGATCCATGACGCCCAAGGCTCCGGTTTATAAGATTGTGGATGAATGATTATGCGCGAAGGGCATGGCGGGTAAAATAGCTGTTGACGGGGGTATTTTATGCGTGCATAGGGGTGTTATTGGAAACGAAGGGAATTTGAAATGTCTGCAATCGGTTTCACCACTAAGCGCAAACTCAATAAGGCCGTAAAACAGGCGATTGCAGACCATAAGATTTCCGCAAACGCATTTGAACTTTACCGCGACGGAACGGAAATCGGCCTTATCTGGCGTGACCTGCGATATAGCGCGCCAATCCGCGCGCGTTCCGATGGCACAATTTATGTCGGATATGCCGAAGCATATGAAAGCGGCTCAATCTTTGAGCGCGGCCTAACGGGTTTCGCTTTGACGGCCTAACGCCCGCCACCCCACCAACCTAGCCAAACCCCGCCCATCGCGGGGTTTCTTTTTATCCACCGCCGCGCTATCTAGGCGAGTATGGAAGAAGAGATTGAAGTTTTCCCAGCCTATAAGGATTACCTCCAACCCGCTCGCTTTAAGGTAGCTTACGGCGGACGTGGTAGCGCAAAGACGCGCACCTTCTGCACGATCCTGACAACCAATGTTTTGTATTATGGCTGGCGCGTTGTCTGTTTTCGGGAGATAATGGAATCGATCGCCGATAGCGTCTATCAGGAATTTGTGGCTGAGATTGATCGGCGTGGCCTTGAAGATAAGTTCGAGATCACGAAAACGGAAATCCGCTGCCCGTCGTCTGGCGGGTGCGTCCGCTTTTCAGGCATCAAGGCAAGCGCTAGCCGGTTGAATACGCAAAAGCTCAAGGGGTTTTCGGACTTCGATGCGGCGTGGTTGGAAGAAGCGAACCCTGTTACGGCTGAAAGCTGGAACGCGCTTATCCCGACTATGAGGAAGAAGGGCAGCGAGATATGGGTCTCGTTTAACCCGGAAAACCCGCTAGAGGAAACCTATCAGCGATTTGTTGCTAGCCCTATGTATCCGGCAGATCGTGACGGTAAGGCTTACTGCATTGTCAAAAAATTAAATTTCGACGCCAATCCGAGATTCCCGGAAGAATTGAGGGTCGATGCGGAGTTAATGCAATCGTCTGATCCTGAGCTTTACCGGCATGTGTACGGCGGTGAGCCGGTTGCGGATAATGCGCTCTCGATCATCAAGCCCGCATGGGTGCAGGCCGCAATGGACGCGCATTTGCATATTGATGACTTTCCGATGGGTGGCGGGCGCATTGGCGGTATGGACGTGTCGGGCGGCGTTGAAGGCGACGTGATCGCGCCCAAGTCAAACGATCCCAATGCGCTTGCGTGGCGCTATGGGCAGGTGCTCTCTGGCCTTGAGGAATGGCAGGACGAAAACCCTAACAAGGCGGCTGCATATGCTTATGAGATTGTGTTGCGTGAGTGCCTAGACATTCTGCACATAGACGACATTGGCGTTGGCGCGTCGGTTCCGGGCGAGTTTCGGCGCTTGCAAAGCGAATATGCCGCGCGCCATCCGAATGGATGCCATACGCTTGACTTCCGGGGTTGGACGGCAAGCGAAAGCCCGGTCAACGCTGATCGTGAATACCAGCCCGGCAAGACGCATGGCGATATGTTCGCCAACATGAAGGCGCAGGGCTGGGGAATGCTGGCGGATCGGTTCCGCAATACATGGCAGGCGCGCAATGGGCTTCCCTACGATCCTGACAACATGATCAGCATACCGCGCGGATTGCCGTTCGCGGATAAGTTATGCGCTGAACTTAGTCAGCCGAGGCGTGAGAGCGTTAACGGGCGTATGAAGGTTGAGAGCAAGAAAAGCCTAAAACGTCGTGGCGTGGCGTCGCATAACCTTGCAGATGCTGTGGTTATGGCATTTGCTGATGGCGATAGCGGTGGTGTGAACTGGGATGCGTTTTCTTGAAAATAATTCTTGACGCCCATCATGGATATGGTATGATGGGTTCATCAAAAGGAGATGGAAGATGGAATTGAATAACAACGGGCTTATCGTTTCTATTTATAGAAATAAACAGGAATGGAAGGTAATCCATTGTTCGCGAGTTGGTGCGCGTTTTGGAAAGTCCGTTGTCCACACTTTCAAAAGTAAGCAAGACGCTATTTCCTACGCAAAATTGGCGTAGGATAAACAGGAAGGCCGGTTCAATTCCGGCTCGGTCGCGGAGTTGATGGGTTAAGTCGCAGCGGTGCCCCAATCTTTGGAAGGGCTTAATATCCGCCGACGCCTACCATGCTGGCGTTAAATGCATGGGCTTACGTTGCGGCCAACGGTTTTCTCGCGAGGTTTTCTCGTTGGCCGCAACATTATTGCCTAGCCGCGCAACATGCGCTAATAAGGCGCAATGATCGATCTAAACGCAAGTAGCAGTCACGATGCTTTGATGGCCGATAGCCTGCGAAATGTCGTGGCTAATCTCGGCACGGCACGCGATAAGGCAGCATCAACCGAATACGTTTTTGCGCCCATTGGCGATTATGAATTGATCCAGGCCTATCGCGGTTCATGGATACCGCGTGCGGTTGTGGATATTCCCGCAGAAGACGCAACGCGAAAATGGCGGCAGTGGAAGGCAGAAGGCGATCAGATTGAATTGATCGAGCAGCTTGAGAAAAAGCTAGGCGTGCAACGCCGGGTTGAGGCGGCTGTAAAAATGGCTCGCCTGCTAGGCGGCGCGGCGCTTTACATTTCTACTGGCGATAAAAACCCGGAAGAGCCGATTAGCCTTGATCGTGTCCGCGAGATACGCGGCTTGCCGATGTTAACCAAAATGGATTTGACGGCAGGGCCAATCGTCAGGGATATTGAAAGCCCCTACTACGACAAGCCGGAATTTTACAAACTGGCGCGCCGCGATGGTCAGGCAGAGGTCACTATCCATGCATCCCGGCTTGTGATTTTTGACGGTCATGCCGTCCCAAGTAACGGCGCTTTTGCTGGCTATCGCGATGCGCCATTGGCAGGCGCTGTGGATAGCGGTTGGGGTGATAGCGTCCTGCAATCCGTTATTGAGATTGTGACGCAACACGACAGCGCCGTTGCGAATATCGTCAGCCTGATTTTTGAGGCTAAGGTTGATGTGCTAAAGTTTGATGGCTTTAGCGATCAGTTATCACAAAACAAGGGCGCGAGCGTAACAAATCGCCTCCATCTGCAAGCCGCCATGAAAGGCATTAACGGCGCGCTTGTGATGGATATGAAAGATGACTATCAATCCAAATCAGCCAGCTTTGGCGGGCTTGATGCTCTGCTAGAGCGGTTTGGTTATCTGGTTGCTGGCGCTGCTGAAATCCCTGCAACGCGATTGTTTGGGCGTTCCGCTGTTGGCCTTAGCGGTCAAGGCGATGGTGATGAGCGTGTCTATTTCGACCGTATCAACCATGAGCAAACCACTAAAATTGAACCGGCGATGGAAATTCTGGACGAATGTATCATCCGTGTTGCGCTAGGATCACGTCCCCCGGAAATCTGGTATGAATGGCGACCATTGCGGCAGGTCAGCGAGCAAGAGCGCGCCACCATCTTTAAGACGACGGCGGATGCAGCGCGTGCCTTGGCTGGATCAAGTGCAGGCGAGTTGCTGCCGCTTGATGCACTATCCGATAGTCTTGTGAACGAATTGGTAGAGCAAGGCGTCCTCCCCGGCCTTGAGCAGAAGATTGCCGAATATGGCACGCTTGGCGAACAAGGCGAGGGAGAAGATATTGATGTCGTGGAGATGTAGTGGAATAAAAAGGGCGGCTTGCAAGCCGCCCCAAGTTACTCAGCAGGTTCCCATGCATGCCAACCCTCATCGAATGTTCCTGCAAGTGAATTATGCACCATCCCACCATGCTTGGCGACGTAGAAGTTTTCTGGCATGTCCAGCTTTCCTGAGTACGCACACCTTTCCATTATAGGGTAGGCATCCGCCAGAATGTCGATTGAGCGCTTTGCATCGCGATCAACGTCATTCATCCCCTGCCAATATCCAGAATCCCGATCCCAACTATGACCATAGTCGCAACCTATCTTTATGGCGTAACATTGCTTTCCGCTAACCCTGTCGAAATATGGCTCTTTAGAATACCACGTTACGCCACCGTGAAAATTCAGATCGGGGATATCGTAATAATCATATGTCAGCCAAAGCTTATCCGATCCGCCAAACCCTTCCTTGATTTCCGGCTCCTTATCGAACAGGATGAAGTGCTGGGGGTTTTGAAAAATATCTGGCGTCAAAAAGATATAGTAGCACCACGTCCCCTCGGGGCTATATTCGGAAATGCCATGATGGCTTAGATTGTACCTCACATTCCGATATGTCCGCGACCACACCGTTGAGCCGCTTCGCATTTCCTCTAACGTTGGTTTCATGCCTCATTCCTCCATCTCTATCCCGCCACCCTACCACACCGAAAAACCCAGTCAACACAAATTATAGTGCGCACTTGCGCAACATTATTTCATATGCTATAGCGCAGGCATGACGATGTTGCGTTTCACCGATGCCTTGACGATTGACGGCTCCGTTAATGTTACGGATCGCGGCCTTATCGCGCTTGCTAAGGCGGCTCGCACTGGTATTCAGGAATATCTTGGCTCCGAAATGGGCAAGCCGGAAATGCCGATCGTGCGGGTTTATCGACCTGCCGACGAAGTGTTTCACGCCGACGCATTGGCATCCTTTAGCCATGCGCCGATTACGATGGATCATCCGGTTGAGCCAGTAACGCCAGACAACATCAATCAATATGAAGTTGGCGAGGTTTCGACAGCCGCAAAGGTTGAGAATGGCTGGGTAAGCCTGCCTCTTATTGTCAAGCATCGCGATGCAATCGACGCGGTGCAGAATGGCAAAAACCAGCTTTCGGCGGGGTACTCCTGCCAAATCGACTGGACGCCCGGAACAACTGAAAACGGCGAAGCCTATGACGCCATCCAGCGAAATATTCGGATTAACCATCTTGCAATCGTAGATGCGGCCCGTGCTGGGCCTGATGCTAGGATCGGAGATGCAAAGGTTTGGGGGGCTTCCCCCATTCAAACGGGCGATGCGCCCATCACCCAAACGGACAAAGGAGTTACTATGTCCACGGTTAACATTGTGCTGGGCGATAAGGTAGTGGCTGTTGCTGCAACCGATGCGCCTGCCGTCGAGGCGTTTAAGGACGATGCGGCAAAGAAGATTGATGATGCGCAATCGGCGCATGATGCTGCAATCGCTGCAAAAGATGCCGAACTTGCTGCAAAGGACGCTGAAATTGATGGCCTGAAAGCCAAGGTGCTTGACGGTGCTGCTCTTGATGCTGCTGTTGCTGCACGCGGTGATCTTATCACTAAGGCAAAGGCTATTTGCGGCGATGTCAATACGGACGGCGTTGCTGACGCTGATATTCGCAAGGCTGTGGTTATCGCCAAGCGGGGCGATAGCGTAAAGGATAAGTCGCAGGCTTATTTCGATGCGGCTTTCGACATTCTGGCCGAGGATGCAGACAAGGTTGATCCTGTCCGCTTCACTATCGCCAGCGATGCGCCGATCCATAGCAATGATGCTCATGCCGCTTACCTTGCGCGCATGACTGGTAAGAAGGGGTCTTAATCATGGCTGTTATGCCCGCACCTAAGGATAAAATGGCCAAGGGTAAGCCCGGTCAGTTTCAAAACATGGAAGAATGGAACGCCTTTACCGCATTCGCTTCCGGCACCTCGACCAAGGCAATCGGCTTTGGCGTCCCTGTATCGCTTAACGGCGTTGAAGGCGACGGCACTGCCAAGGTTAAAACCATTGCCACGACTGAAAAGCTGGCAGGCTTTTCGCAGGAAAACATCGCCACGAATGGCACTACCAGCGTGCTTTATGCCGATGGCGATTTGATTGGTGTTGTGACCATGGGCGTTATTTTTGGCGCTGTTGCAGGTGCTGATCTTACCGCTGGCGGCGACGTATGGTGGAACCCTGCCGACAACACGTTCCGCGCGGCAACTGGCTCTGGCTTTTTGAAGCTGCCGGGTTGCCGTTATGACCAGTCGGTTAAGAGCGGCGAACCCGCGATTATCCGCGTTAACATTGCACCTGATAGCGCCGCTATCACTGCGGCTTAAGGGAGGTTGGACCAATGAATATTACTGACGCGCAAGGTCTTAACTACCTTCGCCAGCAGACGCATGTGCTTTCAAACCGAGCATTTGAACAGGAATATGACCTGATCAATGTCTCGGAATTTGTGCCGGTTAATACTGACTATCCCGAATGGGCAAGCGGCGTTGATTTTCAGATCGGCGACTTGACCGGCGCTGCGCAGTGGCAGTCTGGTTATTCCAAGGATGTGCCGCTTGCTGACGTTAGCTTGATCTCGGTATCTTCGCAGTTTGCGATGTATGCCGTTGGCTATCGTTACAATGTCGAGGAAATCGGCAAGGCTCTGTTTGCTGGTTATCCGCTGACTGCTCGCAAGGCTGTTGCGGCCCGTCAGGCGGCTGATATGTTCGTTGCGGAAACCGCGCTTTATGGCGGCGGTCATACTGGATGGACTGGCCTATTTAACCTTTCTGGCGTCACGCCGTCGCTTTCGCCTAACACCGGCACTGGCTCGGCCCGTAACTGGGTCAATTCCAGCGGCGTTGGCCTTAAGACGCCAGAACAGATTGTGGCCGAACTTGACTTGCTGCTTGTTGGTCCGTCGCTCACGAGCGGTATTCTGGCGAGCCTGATCGGTAACACGATCCTGTTGCCTCCTGCGGCTTATCGCTATCTGGCTACTACGCCCTATGGCGTAACCAGCCCCAATGCGACGATCTTGCAGTGGTATCTTGCCAACAACATCTATACCACTCGCACTGGTCAGCCGCTTGTCATCCGTGATGTGCCTTGGCTTGCCGATGCTGCTACCACGACCAGCCCTGCTAACGTAGCGGGTCAGGGCCGTGCAATCGGCTATCGCAACAGCCCGGATGCGCTGGAACTGCCGATGCCCATGCCTTACAATTTCCGTCCTGTTTATCAGGATGGTCCGTTGCAGTGGGCGGTTCCCGGCATTGGCCGTGTTGGCCAGCTTATCCAGATCCGCGATGCTGTGCGGTATCTTGACGCGGTAACGCCAGCCCCTTAAGGATGTAACGGGGCAGGTTTGGAAGTCGCCTGCCCCGTCATTCTAGGGGTTGTTATGGCCAAGAAGAGAATTTCTCGTGATTTGACTGCGGATGAGGTTAGGGAATTGGTTTCTTACGATCCTATCACTGGAATAATCCGACACGTTACAAGCCGTGGCGGCTACAACGCTGGGGATGAGGCCGGTGGTTTTAAGGACGGATATAGGATTGTAGGAATTAATTGCACACAATACCGTGCACATCATATTGCGTGGCTTATTATGACTGGTGAATGGCCACCGCGCGGGATGGATATAGATCATATTGACCGTAACCGCTCAAATAATGCATGGTCTAATCTAAGGCTTGCAAGTCGGACGCAGAACAACATGAATATGTCAGTTCGCAACGACAACAAGAGTGGTTATCGTGGCGTCGGAATGCGAAAGGATACGGGCAAATGGTATGCCCGTCTGAAAGTGGATGGCAAACTGCATCTCCTAGGCCATTTCGACAACTTTGACGACGCCAAGGCTGCTAGATTGGCTGCTGAGGAAAAGTATTTCGGCGATTTCGCCGCCATTAATTAGGAGGCCGTATTATGGCAATAGTTGCAGGCCGTAACCGTGTAAATCGGCCTTATTTCTTTACCGACATTGATGGCGAGCGCGTTGAGTTTCCATCCTTTGGTTTCGGCCAAGGAGAATTGGAAGGCAATGAGTTGCGCAAATTCAATATGTATGTTGCAGCAAAACAGATTGTGATTGCAACCGCCGAAGCGCCTGATGCTTTTGTTGTGGGTAATTGGTCGGTTGCGGCAACCGAAACCGGTGCTACCGTAACCATATCTGCATTGCCTGATGATAATGGCGTTAACATCACGGGAATTGCTATTCGCGTTGATGAGGATGAAGTGACAATCGTTGATCCTGAATTGGGCAATTATCCTCTGGTTCTTGCCGTTGGCACTTACGACATTGATATTGCAGCTATTTCCGAAGCTGGGCAGTCCGCATGGTCGGATGTTAAATCCGTGGAGGTTGCCGCGTGAAGATTACTAACAAAAGCAAAGTAACGCAGTTTTTCGGCGGTATCGAGATTGCGCCGGGTGATACTTACGATACTGACAACCAAGTCGAGGTGAAAGAGCCTGTTAAAAAGCGTGGTCGGCCTAAAAAGGATGACTAATGACCCAGAAACAATCCCTTGGCGTTACATTTATCGTCCCTGATGGCCAAGATGCCACCGGGGTTTATGAGGATGAAAACGGCGTCGCTGTTTTTGAGACTGATGAACCGTATCTTCTAGACGATGGTGTTTCCCTACAGCCTCCGCTCCCGGTTAAAGTGGTAAGTTGGTCAATATTTACCGATAGCATGGGCAATGCGCAGGCGTCACTTGCCGTTACTGGCCTTGCGCCACCAGAACCCGAGGAAGAATAATGGCTGGCTATGGTTCAGATGGCGATTTTACAACGTGGCTAGAGGACAATTGGCTTGAATTGCCTGCCAATGCGCCAGACGCCGATATATTGCGGGAAATTGGATCAAGTTATGTCGATGGCGCATATGAGCCTAGGCTTCAATGCAGTAGCAGAACTGGCGGATTTAGCCAAGAACGCGCATGGCCGCGAACCGGCCATACTGTAGGCTGCGAAAGCGTGCCAGACGATTTAATTCCGCAACCATGGATTAACGCCAGCTACCGCGCTGCATATTTGCAAGCGGTAAATGGTTTCGCAACGGGAGGAGGTGATCCTAATCGTCTAACAAAGCGTGAGAAAGCCGATGTACTTGAACGCGAGTTCTTTGCAGTTGGTGAGGGCGCTTTGGCCGGAAATGCCGCGCCGGGGTTTATCGTTGATCCATTGATTGACGGTTGGTTAAGCGTTTGGCTTTGTCCCAAGCGCGGCATTGGGTTTTTGGTTATTTAGGAGCAACTTATGAAAGTCATCATTACATCTTCAAGCCTGCCTGTGCCAGTTGGTACGATTATGGACGTTGGCGCGGAAATTCCAGCTGCATGGCGTGGGAAATGTGTTCCTTATGTCGAGGAACCGAAGCGGCGAATTGTTCTCACGCGCGAAAAGAATTAACTTACTGAGTTTTAACACCTAGCACAACGGAGGCCAATATGACTGATATTGCAGGCAAGCCGGGAGAACTCCGCATGGCGATTGAAATCGTGCGGGCAGAAACCGGATGCACCGAAACCATAGAATTGATTGGCCGCATTGACGCGGAGCACGACGAAGAGGATAGTGAATAATGGCCGTTACTCATTCAACCGCCGCGCGTAACGCTGCTACTGACGCTGTAACCGCGTTGATTGGCGCGTCCGGCAAGCTTGCATTTCGAACTGCCGGCAACGTAGGCTCGCCCGGAACGGTAGTAGCAACACTAAATCTTTCGGCAGACGCTTTTGCCGACGCCTCTGGCGGCACGGCTACTGCCAATGCAATTGCAAGCGACACAAATGCAGCGGGTAACGCATCTCCGGTGGCTACCGCCACATTGCAAACATCGGCAGGCGTTGTTGTAATCCACTGCGCTGTTGCGGCGTCTGGCAGTGACATCAATATGTCCAATGGATTGACTGTTGCGGCAGGGGATACGGTAAGTGTAAGCAGCCTGACTTATACCGCGCTTAGCGCTTAAGATGAATCTTGCTCATTGGCTAGGAGTTAGTTAATGGCAAGTACATTTACACCCGCTGACATTTTTGGGATTTATCAGGGCTACTTAAGCCCAACTTACGGGACACCGCCCAGCCCTGAATTGTTATCTGGCGCGACTACTGATGGGCTTGTTACCGGAGCGGTTCCAGGTAATATCGCATGGAGCGTCGTAGGCGATCATGTTTCAGCGCTCGCGAGCCTGACTGCCCTAAAGGTCAACGGGACAGATATTCCTGTTTCCGTCGCGCCCACCTATAATTCAAGCACCAGCTCCACAGAAGCCCAATTCGGCCCCGCCTCAAACTTCACGGTTGGCGTTGCCATCACCCTCGAACTCGTGTTCAGCGGCGGCGGCGACACCACCCCGCCCACCATCACCAGCGCGAACACCGCATCGAACATCGAAGGCACCACGCTCTCCCATGCGTTGACGGCAAACGAAAGCGTCACGTGGTCCATCGTGGGCGGCGCGGATCAGGCCGACTTTGAAATCAGCGGCTCAACCCTGCGCTGGGCCAGCAACGGCACGCAAAGCTATGCCAGCCCCGCCGATGCCGATGCCAACAACGTCTATGTCGTCACCGTGCGCGCCACGGATGGGGCCAGCAACACGACCGATCAAACGATCTCGGTCACGGTTACAGAGGCGTATTCCGGCCCCACGTATATCGGCAAGTCCACCGCAGGCAGCGGCACCGGCGCAATCAGCATCGACTTTACCAGCAGCGGGCGCACCACCGGCGACAAGCTGATTATCGCCATTGCCTCCGCCAACGAGACCATCGCCGCGCCATCGGGCTACACCGAGACGGCATCAAGCCCGCAATCGCGCGGAACGGCGGCGGCAGCAGGCGGGATCAGGCTGGCGCTGTTTGAAAAAACCAGCGACGGGACAGAAACCACCGTATCCATCGCGGACAGCGGCAATCACACTTATGCGGTCGGTTTCGTCCTGCGCAAATCGGCGCTCGATACGCTCGTCATCGATGCGAGCGCAGGCAACAACGTCGCCGCGACCACATCGGGCAGCTTCGGCGGCGTCACCACGACCGGCAGCAACCGGCTGATTATCCACGCCGTCGCCACCGACCGCGACAGCACGGCGGCATCGTGGAGCGGCGAGGCCAACGCCAACCTGACCAACCTTACCGAACGCCACGACGCGGGCACCACCAGCGGGCAAGGCAGCGGCATTGCGATCTTTACCGGCGAAAAGAAAGACGCGGGCGCAACCGGCAGCACCACCGCAACCCAAGCAGCAAGCTCGGCCTATTGCTGGATTACGCTGGCATTCGGCAACGCTGCTGATGTTATAAACCATGCGACAACAGGCGCATTAACCGGGCAGATAGGATCAGTTGTCGGATCATCTGCACGCACGCGAACACATACATCATCAGGATCGCTGATAGGTCAAATCGGATCTATATCAGGATCTTCAGGCCACCTCGCTAACCACACAACTTCCGGCGCGCTTGCGGGCCAAAATGGTGCGCTTGCAGGATCTTCCCGCCGATTTAGAGCACACGCATCATCTAGCGCATTGGCCGGACAAGAAGCATCCATATCTGGGGATGCATTGCGCGCAGATGGATTAGTAACCCACACAACTTCCGGCGCGCTTGCCGGGCAAGGGTCACTCACAAGCGGCGTTGCATCGCGCTATAGGTTGCTTGCCGCATCTGGCGCGATTACAGGGCAGGGATCGTCGCTATCGGGTGTTTCCCGCCATAACGAGCCGCATAATGCCAATGGCTCTCTAGCTGGCGATGGTTCCGTTTTGGATGGCGTGTCCAGGCGGTTCCGTGCCACTACATCCATCGGCGTGCTTATTGCATCTGGATCGGCGGTCGATGGCGTTGCAGATCGTACAGTCGGCGCTGTATCTCATGCCACCGCAGGGGCGATCATTGGGGCAGGCGCGGCCCTATCAGGATCGGGCACAAGGTTCCGTGCGTTTGCCACAAATGGCACGCTTGATGGGCAAGGCTCGTCAATTGCTGGAAATTCAGCAAGATCAGATGGGTTTGAATCCCATGATGCATCTGGACTACTTGTCGGCCAAGACGCGCAGATTGACGGCGCGGCCATTCGTTACCGGGTGCATGGGGTGTCGGGCGTCATCGCGGGCGCGGGGTCATTACTCGCAGGGGATGGCGCAAGGTTCCGCGCTCTATCTGCTATCGGCAATATGGCGGGCGCGGGGTCGGCTGTTGATGCAGTTGCAGTCAGGCAGAGAGTGTTTTCTGCTAATGGCGATATTGTAGGCCCGCCATCATCCATTAATGGCAACGCCGCTCAATATGCCGTCCACGATGTATCTGGCGACTTAATCGGCGGCGGATCTATCGTTATTGGTGATGCGCTTATGTCGGGCAGCATCCCCGTTCCTGACTTCCTGAATTGCCGGTTTAGCGATGTTGAGGCAAGATCCAGGATGGATGCGGCTGAACATCGCAGACGCTCCGTTCCGGTTGAAGCTAGCGCGCCTCGTATCGTCCCGGTTGAAATTCGCGGCTCAACAATATTGCCAATTTATGAAAGATTGCGTATCATTCCAATAGAAACCCGCATTAGGGTTGTGCCAGTGGAGGCGACTTGTGATTAAATGGCCAGATAAAGATCCTGACGAGGTTTTGAACTATGGGTTTATATGGACGGCTGAACTGGATGAAGGTGACAAAATCCTATCGTCAATATGGATCGTTCCGGCAGGAATAACGAAGGTTTCCGATGGCAATAGCGATGATCGAACTGTTATCAAAATATCAGGCGGTACAGAAGGCGATGCTTATGAAGTTACAAACCGCATAACCACGATGGTTAGTGATGAAACAATCGACCAATCCGCTAAGTTTAAGGTCAAATCTCGATGAGTGACTTCTACGAAGATATGGCGGCGATGGCTAGGGACATTCTCAAGCCATCCGACCAAGGTGGTCTTGGCGCTAAATCAGGCTCAATTCAATATGTGCGGTTAACGCCGGGAACGCCGCCAACTAATCCTTGGGATGCTCCATCAACGCCTGTTAGAACGGAACTAGACGTTCACGCGCAGGCTTTCGGCATATCTAAAGAACTTGTTGGCACGATGATCGAGAACACCGCGCTTGTCGCGACTGATCTTTATGTCATCTGCGAACGTATCCCTGATGGCTATCAACCAACTGACATTATCGAGATTGATGGGAAGGATGTTACAATCCTAGGCGTTCAACGCATTCCTGCCGCTGGAATTGCAAGTGCGGTGAAATTTTTTGTGCGGAAGTGAATTTTTCGTTTGACGCTGCTTATCCTTGCAGCCATTATCGCCTTTGCAAGGAGGTTTAACGGATAATGAAAAAAATCAACTGGCGAGAGCCTGTCGAAACGGAAGATGGAATTAAGCTGATCGTGGTTAGGCCGGGGTTGGTTAAAGGCTTGCCATCTAATCCTGATGTTGGTCGCAAGCCTGGTCCTGAAATGACTTGGCGCTATTTGCCAAGCGGTAAGGCATCAAATAGCTTTTTGCCGAATATTAGAAACGTAGGAGATTGAAATGAAGAAGATTGCACTTTTTGCCGCACTCGCTCTTGCCGCTTGTGGCGCTTCGCCAGCCTATGCTTCAACCGCAATCGACAACAAGGAGCAAAACCTTTTGCTTTGCAGGCAGGCAACTGCAAAGGATGGGCCGGGAATTGAATGGCTAGGCGCGCGATACGATAGCATGTATTCAAACCCAATTGAGGCAGAATTGGCTATGCATCAATGCCTAGGTTACATCTATGCTCGCCTTGAAATCGTCAAGTTTTTGCAGGCAAAGTGACAAAACTTGATGCCATATTGATCGAGTTAGAGCCTGAATTACAGCAGGCTCTGCTTGATGCTTTTGACGGTATCCGCAAGGGCGTTGATATGCGCGCCTTGCGTGATGCCGTCGAACGTGGCGATGTGCAGGCGGTTGAAGATGCGCTTAACGTCGATGAAGGTAGTTTTTGGCCGTATGTCACGGTCGCGACAATCATTTATATGCGATATGGCGCGTCGTTTGCGCCAACGCTAATTCGCGGCGCTACATTCAACGCTAATACTGGCTTCGGGCAAGATGTTATCCGACAAAATACTGCGCGGATGGCAGAAGAAACAAAAGCTATGGCCCGTGATATGGTTATGGCTGGATATGGCAGACGTGAGGTTGCTAATCGTATCCGTGAAAGCATCGGCCTATCGCGCGCGCAGCAAACCTATGTCGAGAGTATGCGGAGGCGTCTGGAAAGCAATGATGCATCGGAATTGCGCGCCATTCTCAAAGGCAACACTTTGCGCGATAAACGCTTTGATCCAGCTATCAAAAAGGCCATTGCAAATATCGAAGCCGGAAAACCATCGGGCTTATCGGCTCGGAAAATCGAGGACATGACTAGTGGATATACCCGCAAGTTGATCCGTAAGCGCGCGCAGGACGTTGCTGCCGCAGAGGCTATCCAATATGCCGAAGCATCCAAGTTTGAGGCGGTTAAACAGACAGGTAAGCCAGTCACTAAGATATGGCGTCATAGCCGGATATGGCTTAGGGCGCGCTTGGATCATGTTTACATGAATGGTAAAACCGTAATAGGCACGGATACGCCTTTCGTTATGCCTGATGGCGTGATAATGCAGTATCCGCACGATCCGGCAGGAGGTGCTAAACACAACGCCAATTGTCGTTGTAGGGCGCAGTATAAGGTGATTAAGTGACCTGCAAAACCTGCCTTGAGCGCCGCCGCGAGATAATGCAGGCATGGCAACAAAAGAAGATTGCCGAGGCTGTCAAGGCGCTTGCTGGCGGGGTTAGGGATATGATTAAGGGGAAGAATGATGAGCAATGACTATATTCTTGCCCAATTGCGCCATGCATATCACCATCTAAATGAGGGCAGGAACAAGGCTGGCAAGGAAGTCGTTGCTTCCGTCATTCGTAATATAGAGATGAATCCTAATATTCTTAAAGATATGATGAAGGGGAAAAGTGGTGAGTGATCCGCGCAAGGCAAAAACACTTGATGAAGCGGCTTTAAACCCGGACGGGACTTATAACGGTCTCCGAGCCTTGTCTTGGCTTTCAGACGTCCTGACAGGAGGAAAAGGCATGTCGGAGGAAGAAGTGACCGAAATCGCTGCAAAAGTTAAGAAGGACAAGGGGTTGTGACTTGGACCGGCACCGATCCCGTTAAGTGGGCGCAAGACGCTATCCGCAAGGTTAAGGCTGCGCCCGCTATGTTCGCAGAAGAAATGGCGAATAGCATGGCTTGGACTGTTGCCAGTGGTGGCTTTACGCCGCTGGATACAGGTAACTTGTCGCGATCCGTCACCATATCAATGACGCCGTTAAATCGCGATCCATCCGGCTATCATTCGCCCGTTAGGCAGAATTATGGATCTGCGGTTAAAGCCATTAATGGCGACGGGACGTTCTTTATCCAATACAAGGCTGCATACGCGCATCGCATGAATTATGGCTTTGTAGGCACGGATAGCTTAGGGCGTAACTATAACCAATCGGGCCGCGCGTTTCTTGAGGCAAACATTGCGCGTGCGCCGCAATTGATGCAAAAGGTTGCAACACGTTTGCAGAATGAGAATTAACCATGCCATCCATTGAAACAAAACTCTGGCTTGCCCTTAAGTCGCGCATTGATACGTTGGTTACGTCGCCAACGCTAACTAAGGTTGAGCCGGGGCAGGTTTTTACGCCGGGTAATGGGCCTTTCCTACTCATCAGCGATGCGCGAAACGATGTTGATAGGCTAGGTATAGACAAAAGCCTGCAAACACGTTCAGGCACGCTTATTTTGCAAGTTAGATGGCCGGTTTCAACGCCAATTAGCCATGCACAGCTTGTCGAGATTGGTGGGCAGATTGCGGCGCACTTTCCGGCTGATCTATCAATGCAATATGGCGGCGTATGCGCGCGTGTAACGCAAGATGCGACAATGCTGCAACCGGATCACGATGGCGCTTGGCGCGTGGTGACGGTTCGGGTTTTGTGGAGTACAATGTAGGATTGCACCTACGCGCAACAATATTGCTTTCCTGTAAAACAAATGCTATAGCAAGGGCAGTTTAAACCGCCCGTATGTTTCGCCGTGCACGGCAAGCGGGCATAGGAGTATGCTCGTTATGGCTAATCTTGTAGCAATTGCACAATCTAAAATTTACATCGGACTTCGCGTCTCTCCGCCATCGCCCCCGCTTGATGCAGCCGATTTTTCCGGCGCTGTGTGGACGGAAATCAAAGGACTTGCCACCATTGGCGATCTTGGCATCACTCAAAATTGGGTAACGCAATCTTTCATCGATACTGGCTTTGACCAGACCGTTAAAGGCACTCGTGCCGGTTCGGAAATGGCAAACGTGTTTGCATACGATGCAAATGATCCGGGCCAAATCAAACTCCGCACCGCGATTGAAGAATGCGGAAACTATCAGTTCAAACTTGAGGCTGGCGCCGGCTGTATCCCAACCGCAGATGTAACCATCTCTAATGGTGCTAGTGCTGTTGTAACTGCCGCAGGCGGTCACGGCCTTACCGTTGGTTCACCCGTTGTGTTTGCCACGACTGGTTCTCTGCCAACTGGTCTTACCGCTGGCACCACATATTATGTGATCGCCACTGGCTTTAGCCCAACGGCGTTTAGTGTTTCTGCTACTCCGGGCGGTGCTGCGATTGATACGTCATCCGCAGGAACCGGAACGCATACCGTAACAGGCCAGCCCGCAGGTGCCACAGCGCTGTTTGTCGGCATCCCCGGTGAAGGCACGATTGGGGGTGGCGATGCTAACACTGCCGCGCTGCAAACCTATCCGATCTATGTCAACTCCAATGTTGTCCGCGTTTAATTAATCGACCTAGGCGCGGCGGCTTTTAGGGTCGGTTGCCGCGTCTAGACCCTTTCTGGCCCTAAAGGACTTAAAATGGCTTTCGATATTTCACGGCTTGCTGAAAAGGTTGATCTTAGCGGCGCAGAATGGATTGACGAACTTTCGGATATTCCCGGACTGCGCCTCAAGGTTCGCTCGATCAATTACAAGCCATATCAGGCTGCAAGTGGCGGTGTTTATCGCCGCAACCGCAAGCTAACCGAAACGGATGAAGGCATCCTTGATGTTTTGCCCAAGTCTGGTGGCCCATTGGCTGAATATCTGCTTGTCGATTGGGATATGTCAAAGGCAAGCGGCCCATACGCGCTAACAGATAGCGGAAAGCCTGTTGAGTATTCAAAGGAACTGGCAACCGCCGTCCTTACGGCTGATGACGGGCATGGCGTAGGGCAGACTTATCGCAATGCTGTTATTGAGGCCGCAAACCGCGTTGCTGAGAAACTGCTTTCTGCTGCGAATGACGCGGCGGGAAACTAGCTGACTATCTGCAATGGTCTCTGATGTATGGCCGTGACTATGCATCGGAGATCAAGGCAGGAAACAGATGGAATGGCCCGCCACGTCCTGATTTAGACCAAGGATTGCATGTCTGGTATGATGATTTTTGGGAACTATCAACAGACAGGCAAATCGGGATGGCGGCAGGTCCAATTCCCCGCGCAAGCATCATTGACCATACGCAAGGATGGCCACCTGATGACGTGGAAATGTTCCGCATGTGCATCCGGCGCATGGATGAGGTTTATCTCAATCATAAGCCGAGCAAGGAGCGGTTTAACAATCAGCTTGCGGAAATGTCTCCGCAAGATCGCTTGTCTGCGATTTTCGGTGACAAGATCAAATAGAAAGGGCGGATTTAATGGCTGATATTTCCGCCCTTGGCATCAAGATCACGTCTAGCGGTGTTGTTAAGACAACTGATGAATTAGAACGCTTTGTTAAGGCATCTAAAGATGCTGGAAATGCAACATCTGGCATTAAATCATCATCTGATGCGGCGTCTAATGCCTTTCGTAAAACGGGCATAACCGTTGAACAAGCCGAGCGTTACATGCGCAAGGCATCCATTCAACTTGCGGAGATGGCGAAGCAAGAAAAAATCGCCGCTCAAGCTGCTGACAAGTTAGCCGCATCTGCTAAAAATGCTGGCGCTGCATCCGCAACTATGGGAAATGGTTTTGCGAAGGCCAGCCAAAACATCAGCGGGCAATTCAAATTCACTGCGCAAGAGGGTTTGAACTTTTCCCGCCAAATGGCGGACATTGGCGTTACGGCTGCAATGGGCATGAACCCATTTATGATTGCCTTGCAGCAAGGCCCGCAGCTTTTTGATATTCTGCAAACATCGGCAATTCGTAACGGAACAGGGATAGGCGGGGCGCTTCGCGGAATGGCCGCTGGCGCAGGATCGTTTACGGCTGCTTTAGGACTTGCGGCTGTCGCCGTTGGCGCTGCCGGGGTTGGAATGTGGGCGTGGCTGGAAACAGTAAACGAGGAGCGCAAAGGTGAGCTTGACGCCTACGCGGAAAGCATTGGGTTAACAGCAGAGCAAATTGAGGCTGCTGGCGGATCTGCTGTAACCGCAAGTGACATGATGCTTGGCCTTTGGGACACAATTAAAGAGGCTCTTGGCTTAGAAGATATTTTTGATGGACTTAAAAAATTCATCATAGATACGTTTAGGGCGATAGCGAAAGACGCTATAAAAAACATATCTGAAATTGTCGCTGCAATCCGCGTGATTGATGATGTCGTTAATTTTGTTGGCGATAACATCGGACCGATTATTGCTGATGGATTTATTATCGCAGTTAACGCTGGCATAGGCGCTATTGAGGGTCTTGTTAACAAGGCTCGTGAAGCATTTAATAAATTCATCGGATTTATCAATCCAATCAGGCAGATGCTTGGATTTGAGGGAATTGCCCAGATTGCGGAAGTCAATCTTGGCAGGATGGAAAGCGCGCACGCGGGAACGATCAAGCGCGGCATGGCGCTGACTAATAACTTTGATAAATATCGCATTGAATCTGCAAATGCCATGTATTCAACAATTGACCGCGCGGAAGAAAATATGGTTAACCGCACAAAAAAACGTCTTGATGGCGCGGTTGATGAAACAACTAAAAAGGCCAAAGCTGCTCACAAGAAAGCTGCTAAGGATGCTGCTGACGAATGGCAGAAAGAACTTGAGCGCGGTTATTCCGACTTTATCAAGGGCTTGAATAAAGACCTTGGAAACATCGACAAGTGGATGTCTGATTGGGAAAAAATGGTTGATAAGGAATGGAAGGGTGTTCAAGATGAAATAGCTGCTAAATCCGACGCCGCCGAAAAGGATCGCCTTGAAGCTCAGCGCATTGCAGAAGAAAACCGCCGCAAGGCACTTGATGCTGCGTATACAATAGCAGACATTATCGGCGGCGCATTTGGCGATGTTGTGGGTCAACTGGCAAACGCAATTATCCCTCTCGTTAACGTAACCACCAAATTCGGACAGCAACTTGAGGCATTCACTAAGGGCGCTGCCCTTGGTGGCGCGGTTGGGGGTGTTACAGGCTCCCGCACAGGAGGCGCTATCGGTGGCGGCATCGGTCAGGTTCTTGGCGAGGAATTAACCAAAAACATGACTGGGCTTTTAGGCAAGTTTGGCGGCCCACTTGGTGCAATCGCTGGCGGCATCCTTGGCGGAGTTATTGGCGGACTTGTCAAGAAAACCCCGCGCGCATCCGCAACGGTCTCCATCATCGCTGGCGAAGCAATGGAAACTGCAATTAAGGGAAGTAGCGACAAACTCAAGAAAGCCGCTGGACAAATGGCCAATGGCATTATTGACGGCCTAACAAGCCTTGCGGACCAACTTGGCGCACAACTTATCGGTGATGCAACCGTGTCTATCGGTATGCGTAAAAAGAATTACCGCGTCGATCCTACCGGCCAAGGGATAACAAAAACGTCACGCGGCGCGGTTGATTTCGGGGAAGATCAAGCCGCTGCAACCGCATACGCAATTCAGGTTGCAATCCAGCAAGGCGTGCTTGGCGGGCTTTCAGAAAGCATGAAGCGCCTGATTATGGCCGATGGCGACCTGCAAGCGCAAATCAGCAAGGCTATGTCGTTTAAGTCTGTGTTCGACGAACTGGCGCAACAAGATGATCCTGCAAAATGGGCGCAGGATCAGGTTACGGCATGGCGTGAGGGCATGGACCGTATATTCAAGGAAGCGGGTGCCACTGCCGATGAATTGGCGGAACTTGAGCGCCTTACCGGCATTAAGCGCGCTAAGGCAGCAGAGGAAGCCGCAGAAAAGATTGCGCAAGCAGAACGTGAGGCTAACGAACGTCAACGCGAGATCCGCGATAAGAATATCGAATTGCTTGAGGCGCTAGGCAAGGCAGAGGAAGCCGAAGCAATGGCAAGGCAGGCTCGCATTGATGATGCGCCTGAATGGTTGCGTGCGCTACAATCGCAAATTGAGGCGGCGCGTATGGCTACAGAGGCAACCGAAAAAGCCGCTCAAGCAGAACGTGAACTGGCTGATTTGCGTGAGGCGGCAGCGCAGCAATCGCGCACAAACTTTGAAGCCAGTCAACGGCTTGACATTGAGATATTGCGTTTGCTCGGCCATGAAACCGATGCGCTGACCAAAGAGCGCGAACTAGAACTATATGCAACAAATGCCCTGTTGCGCGATAAGCTGATTTACAAATATGCACTTGAAGATGAGGCTAAGGCAACCGCAGCCGCAGCAAAGGCAGCGGAGGAAGCCGCCGCCATTGAAAAGGCTATTGCTGATGAACGCATGGGCTTGATGCGTCAAATATGGACATTGACCGGAAACACAGCGGCGTTGCAGGCAGATGCTCTTGCGCAGCTAAATGTCAGCAACCGTCCATTGCAACAATACATCTGGCAACTTGAGGCGCAACAACAAGCGGCAGAGGACGCTGCACGCGCAATTGAGGATCAAACAAAAGCCCTTAACGACACGATAACCAAATTCCGTGATTTTGCGGCTGATATTCGTGCATTCCGTGATGGTTTGATTGGTGGCCTAAATCCAACAATCGGCCTTGCTCAAGCGCGTGCAAGATTTACCAATACATCGCGCATGGCAGGGCTTGGCAATGAGGCATCGCTATCTGCGTTTACGGGCGATGCGCAATCATACCTTGATGCATCGCGTGGTGGAACTTATGAAGATTTCCAACGCGCAATGGCCGCTGTGTTGTCCGGATCTAACACCGCTATCAAGGGTGCCGAAGGCATGGCAACCGCAGCCGAGCGCCAGATTGAATTGATGCAAAGCACAATGCATCTCACTGGATTTATTAATGAGGGTGTTAATGAACTAAACGCATCATTTAATGACCAGATGCCGCAATTGACAGAGACTGTGGCTACTTCAATCGAAGATATGGTTGAAGCTATGCGAGGTGAAGGCGACAAGGATCGTGAGTTTTATGCAGAATTGAAGCTGTTGATTGAACAGCTTGTCATATCTAATAACCGCATAGAGCGCGTTGTTTCACGCAATGAAACTGATCGTGGCTTTGCTGTTAATGCTGATGGTGCATCTGTGATTGTTGCTAACACACCGCTTCCTGTCGAGGTAATCCCATGACCGCCGGAATGAGAATTGTTCGCCCATATGCAATTCAGGATGGCGATGTAACAAGCAATGCTACTAATGTAGATACTGCATGGAATAGCGCCACAGCCTATACAGTTGGGCAAAAGGTATCTTATGGCCGCAACCGTTATGAGAGCATCCAGAACGGAACAAATAAGCAGCCAGACATAAATCCTGATTACTGGTTTGATTTAGGTGTCAATAACATTTGGGCTATGTTTGATGATCAAACGGGAACCCAGACTACGCGCGCATCTCCGCTTAATGTTGAAGTTGAAACCGTTGGTTATATCAACACAATAGGCTTGCTGAATATCACTGGTAACAGCGTTGAAATAACCGCAACCGATGGATCAGCGCCAAGAACAAATCTTTGCCTTTATTCTGACGAAATTGATAATGCTGCTTGGTCAAAAACGTCTGGAACCGTAACTCCTAACGATACAACTGCGCCAGATGGAACCGCAACAGCAGATATTTTTATTCCCGCCGCCGCATCGTCAACGCACTCATTAAGGCAGGACATAACTGTAACTTCTGGGGCAACTGCCACGTTCTCGGCTTATTTCAAGCAAGGTGGCTATACCAGAGTAAGAGTTAGGATTGTCACGACTGACAATGTTTCAGCCTATCAAATTGATGCTGATATATCCAATGGCACAATAACCACTGCCGCAAATGCTTATGGCTCGGCAGTTGCCATAGCTGGAAGTATAGAGGCTGACGAAAACGGATTTTATCGCCTGCAAGTAACCGGGAATATACCATCCACTACAACCTATAGAGTTATGGTCTATGTCCTTAATTCCAGCGGACAAGCAACATTTATAGGCGATGGAACGTCTGGGATTTATATGTGGGGCGCTCAAATGGAGGAAGCGCCGCAAGCAACTCAACTGATCCACACAACAAGCGCGCCCGTCACTGTGAATGGGATTGTGGTATATAATGAGACAATTACACTCATAGATGATAGTGTTGTAACTGACTATTACGAATACTTTTTTGAGCCTCTTGTGCCAATGACCGATCTTGTTCGCTCAATACCCGGCAACGTCTATTCCCCTACGATTTCCATAAGCCTTTCCGGCCCATCAACTGTTGGGGTTGGAACTATGGTTATGGGGCAATCCCGCTTTATCGGAATGGTATATTATGGCGCTACAATCGGCATTATCGACTTTTCGCTTGTCGAAGATGATGATTTCGGCAATACAACGATAGTTGAACGTAATTTTGTTAGGCGCGGAAGGTTTACTGTTTCAATCGACGCTGCTAATGTTGATGCAACATATAATCTTGTTTCGTCATATCGGGCAACGCCAGTAATGATTATTGCAACTGAAAAATATGCAAGCACATTTTATTACGGGCTTTTGCGAGAGGCTGAAATCGAAATTGCCTATCCGAAGCATTCTGTAATGTCCCTTGAGGTTAGAGGTCTATAATGGCAATTCCGCAGATTACCCCGCTTCCTGATCCGCCAATTCGCGGGACTGACACTGGCCCTGTTTTTTCGCAAAAGACAGCAAATTGGCTTGATGCAGCAACATATGATTTTGTGCCTGAATTAAATGCTTTTGCCCCTGCGTTGGTTAATGCGGCTGCTGCATCCGCTCCGGTAACGGTTTCATCTACTAGTTTGACTATCGGCATCGGCGCAAAAACTCTTACAGTTGAGGCTGGAAAACAGTTTGGTCCGGGGCAATTTATCACAATTTCCCAAACATCCGCCCCTAGCACTAATAGCATGTGGGCGACTGTAACTGATTATAACTTTACAACCGGCGTGATGAATGTGAACGTCACTGCTGCGAGAGGTAGTGGAACACATACCGATTGGTCTGTTGGTCTGTCTGGTCCGCAAGGCCCGGAAGGCGGCTCGATGCTCACCAGCCCCACGATCACCGGCACGCTCTTTGAAGATAGCTATGCGATCACGGATGGCGCATCGGTCGTCATCGATCCGGCCAATGGTTCGCGGCAACGCTGGACATTGGGTGCAAACCGCACACCAACGACTAGCCTCGCGAACGGGCAGAGCGTGGTGCTCTTTATAGATGACGGGTCCGCCTATTCGATCACATGGTCTTCGATCGGCGTAACGTGGAAGACGAACGGTGGGGCCGCGCCGACGCTGAGCACCAGCGGCTACACGATGGTTATCCTCACGAAAGAGAACGGCGTCATTTATGGCGCGCGGGTGGGTGACGCCTGATGCCAACCGCTGCTATACATAACCTTATGGCAACATCAGGCCCGAAAGCGGCTAGTCATGCTTTTGTTGGGAATATTACTGACAACAGTTTGAGTGCTTATAGTATCGTCAATCCATCAGGAATGACGCTTGTTTCAGAACTGACTGATGCGACTAATCTTGCAAATCCGCAGGCAATAGTCATAGACAAATCCACAAGGATTGCTTGGTTGGTAATGTCTGGACGCCTCACCGGCGTAAATATAGCAAATCCCTCAAGCATGAGCATGGTTGGTAGTTACGCTAATGCAAATATAGATGGTGCCGTAGCTATTGTTATTGACACAATCCGCAAAATTGCATTTGTCAGGCAGGGATCAACAACTGATGGAGGGTTGGTTGCGATAAACATAAGCAACCCGTCCAGTCCGGCTCTGCTCAGCAAACTGACGATCGGCAGCGGCACGACGAACTCCGGTGAAGCGCATGGCCTTGCCATCGATCTTGATAAGGCTGTGGTTTATTCTACTTCAAATGGCGGAGGGACAGCCCCGTCTCGCGTTAGATCAATAGATGTTAGCAACGCTTCAAGTATGAGCGTGCTGCAAACATTGATATTTACGGGCCTTGGGAATACATCAAAATCCAGCATAGAAATCAAGGGGCATAACCTGTTCGTTCCTCACGGCTCTGGTTCAATTGCATCTGTGAACGCAACCAATCCGGCCAGCATGTCGGTTTCAACCAATCATGCATCAATGTTTACTGGATCAGTTCCGCAACAGACAACCATTTATGGCGATGTAATGATGCTTTCAATTTTTGATACAAATACACTTCGTTCTTTCAATATATCAAATCCGGCGAGCATAACGGTCATAGACACGGAAACAAGCGCAACAAATCTTAACTCTGTAAGAGGTTGCACTATCGACCTATTCAACGGAAATGCTTATGCGACGTCTGAAACTAACGACCGCCTAACGTCATACACTGCCGCAGCCGGAAACATTACACAGTTGCAATCAATAACAAGTGGAACCGCACTTAACGGCGCGATGGCGCTTGCTCTGCTATAGGAGGCATTATGTACGCTCGATTGATAGATGGCGAATGGCAACCATATAGCCTTGCAGAC